CGAAGATAACATCCACACCATCATTCACTGGATCAATAGTTCTCTCCATCTCATAGTTGGATAGAGATCTGATCACAGAGTTTTGTGGAGTGAGTGCAGCGTCTGTACTGAACATCAGGAACTGTTCGTTCTCTGAGAACAGCAGCAAACCACTAGGTACACCTAAAGCTGCATAAAGTAGTGTAGGCCTAATGCTAGAAGTATTAAGATCAATAGGATCATTGGGTGTGATAGCTGTAGCGGTCTTGAAGTAGAAGTTATAGAAGTCTCCTGCCTGGCTCATCGACACGTTAGACTGAGTTAGGAAACCTAATCTATTACTGTAGAAGAATGAGCCGTTGATCTTGTTACCTACAAACGTAGGAGGAATGTTGGTAATGTCATCACCAGTCAGCCTATCTACCCAGGGAATCTCTAGGAGTTCGAAGGTATTGAGTGCTGTGTTCTTCAACTGGTGAGGCATTGTGCTGCCATCAAGGCCAGGAGATACGGTCGGATCAATAGTCTCAACCCATATACCTTTACCATATACACTGCCAATGGTCAGGGTAGCATCAGCGCCACCACCTGAGATGGTAACAGTATCACCAACTACATAGCCTTGGCCTGGGTTGTTCACGGCTACTGCTGTGATGATACCACCGCTGTCAGTTGTATCTACAGTAAGACCAGAGCCATTACCAGTAGTTGTAGTAGCAACACCAACCGCTCCAGTGTAGCCTGTGCCTCCATCTGAGATAGTAACGTCAAAGACCTTACCAGCCTCTACCTCAAAGACAGCCCAGTAGGAAGCCTCCGGGTCAGATGTATTAGTCACCTTCACCTTACGTCCCGATAGGCCTTGTGTAGGTAGGTCGGTTACATTCTCTACTTCGTCTTGATAGTAAGTGAATAGGTCATTACTAGGCCCACCTCTAGCTACGAAGTCGTAGTCCAGTGGTACACGCATAACGATGGTGTCATCAGTTCTGACGTATTCGAAGTCAGTCAAGCCTGCTGCTACCCATCGTGCAAAGGCTACCTCCACGTCGTCAAGGATCTGCTTGGCGCTTAAAGTCTCAATAGGTGTACTACCTATCGTATCGCTGTTGCGCGTGATGTAGGGGCTTGTAGCCGTCTCTGGTGCAGCCCACGCAGGGTCTGTCCTATCCTGTGCTTCGAAGTTATATGTGTTTCCATTCTCATTCAGCTCCATAAAGTATTCGGAGGAATACTCTGAGCCGTTGATGCGTAGGGTAAAGTATTTAGTTGTCGCTGCTGCTGGTACAGCCTGAGCTGCTACCGAAGTAGTCTTGTTAGTTATGATCGTGGTGTCCTGAACAGTCAGAACATCATAACTTTCAATCGGATCTGTGGCGTCTAGGTAATCCTGAGCTGTCCCAGTATAGTTCACCGTACACGACGTTCCGTCTGTGTTCCATATCTCTATGGTGCTAGGAGAGCCATACCGGATGCAGCCGATGTACTGCTCGTCATCATCTCTACCAATGTAGAACCATTTGGAGCTATCGTAATAGCCAACTGATCCAGTTTTTAGTGTTGAGATAAATTCAAAGCCAGGTCTTTTAGTTAGACCAAACGTAACATCAGGTAATCCATTTACGATGTCTGAGACCTGACCGGGAAACTTCCTGTCGTCAGGCTGCTTAGATACGCCACCCAGATAGCTTGAAATCTTCTGAGTTACGCTTGCCATTATCGTGCTAGTGCTTTGTAAGGTTGATAGCTTGAGTAGAATTTAGTGTTTTCTACGTTACCGAAGATACTATAGTCACCCTGCTCACATTCGTATTCGAGAGCAAATGAGCGAGTATAGGCTTCGCGTTGTTGAAGTAGTTGGAATTGATTAGGGTCACCGATGATCTTTGTTGCACACATCGTAGCAGCTTTAGCCACGATGTAATCGTAGACGGGTCGTGGAAGATCCGATAGTTCGAACCACCACAATACATCACAACGCAGAGCGTCATCGGTATCTGACCAATCATAGGTGTGGTCAGTTTTGTTATACAGCTTACCGTTTCTCACGGTAGCTTCTAGCCCCGCATAGGTCGGACCTTCAATAAGGTCTAGGTGCAGAACATTGGTCGGGACCGTTACTTCACCACTACCATTGAGAGAGAAAGTGTAATCCTTCTCAAGGTTGAAGGACCAGCCTTCAGCCTGTACTTCTCTGGATGTGGTGTTTAGGGTAGATGTGATTATCGCAACGTCCGGGTTGGTTTCATCTAGTGATGTAACTGGACTCTGACCAAGTGATGTTAGAATTTCATTTATAGCTAGTAGCTCCGATTGAGCCACGGTAGTGTATGTCATAGAATGGGAACCGTTCTCAAAACAGGTTAGAAAAAAAAGGGGCCGAAGCCCCCAGTATTATCAAGCTCCGGTGCGAGTAGCAGCCAGAGTAGGCAGGTCAACTTCAACACCAGCATAAGCGGTGCGGAATCCTGCGGTCTCGCTCCAAACGGTGGAAACAGAACCACCAGTTTTAGCGACCGAACGACGGACAGCGTTGCTGTTAGCAACAGCCAGCGTACCGTCATCAGTATATGTAGCGCCGAGGGCACCAGTGTAAGCTCCATCCACTGCGGATGCGCCACTTACACCGTTGTTGCCAGCGGCTTGTGAAATGTTTGCCATTGTAGGAATCTCCTATTAGAATTTGCGATACTCGACTAGGCAACCTTCTTCGATTACAGTCGTGCCAGTGTCAGTATTCTGAGCACAGGTGAGTTGAATCGAACCAGCGTTAGCTCCATTGAGGAGAATACCAGTAACGATAACAGCACCACTGTCCAGAGTAGACTGAGCGGCAGTCACAGCTGTAGCAGCCTCAGCTTCAATCAATCCACTGATAAGAGCAGTGCCCTCAGGAACATGGATTACATTGAGCTGACGCAACTGACTAGGAGAAGCAGGTACATCTACCTGAAACTTGAAGTCAGCTCCAGCAGGAGTGTCGAAGAAAACAGTATAACGGAACCACACACGGTCGTATGCAGCAACGGTAATATCGAGATCTGAAATAGCGGCCAGAGTGTCGTCGAGACGGGTCTCAGCCGTGTCGAGGATCTGGGTATTAAGAACACCAGAGGAACCCACATAGGAGTTGTTCTGGTCATTGAACGTGTAGGACATAAGAATCAGTCTCCATCAAATGCGGTAACGGTAGCGACGCGCAGCACGCAATCACTATTACCACCAACAACGGTGATGTAGTCGCCTACGCGGTAGCCATCTCCAGCAGTGGAGACAGCAGATACGGTATCAATAACTCCGCCCGTATCAGCCAGAGTGAACTCAGCGCCTGAACCAGAGTAACCAGTTTCAGCGGTTACAGTCATTTCGGTAGTACCAGTATAACCAGTACCACCATCCACGATTGCAACAGTAGCAATACCACTACCAGCACGACCCCATTCAACTTGGGGCCGTGGGTAATAGGTAGCTGAAGTAATGGTTCCGCCTCTGGCAGTGTACGACGTAGAAGTAGTAGTTGCCATTAGCTAACCTCCATCAAGCAGCTTGAAGTTCAATAGCGGCAGCAGGATTCAGGGTGCCACAACCCATAGCCAGACGACCGACGATCAGATCGCCTTGGTACATCGTCTTGACATCATTACCGGAGACTTGCACCTGAGGACCAATAGCCTCGAGGCAGCCAGCGGCTTCCTTCTGATAGATCAGACCACAGTGAGTAGAGAAGTCACCAGAATAGGTGTTGTTCTCACCGCTCACAGCGTTAACAGTACCGGCCAGGAAAGGCAGGTTGTTGGAAGTCTTGATCTTGATACCGGCGATCTCATAGAGACCCATGCCGGTGTTCATGTTGCCACCAGTAGCACCGTAGTCACGGTTGAGGATGTTGGTGTCAACCTGAGAGATCAGCGCATAGTATTGGCGAGGAGCCAACACAGCGTGACGGCCTTCCCTGGGCACATTCTTCTCGTCGAGGACGGAAGCGGCTTCGAAGAAAGCATCGACCAGTGACTGAGCATCGTACTCATTACCTGAACCGAGCTGGATCACAGAACCGCCGGGCTCAGGGCCAGGAGCAGCAGTGATGGGATGTGCTTCGCGTGCAGCGAGAGCAATGGTGCGGAAGACCTTCTTATCATAAGCTTCAGCCAGCGAGTGACCGATCTTACGGGAGATCTCAGAACGCAGATCGTAGTGGGAAAGAGTCTCATCCAGATCATAGACGAAGGCGCTGGAAACCAGCAGGTCGTCCATGAGGATGGTCTTCTCTGCCACCGGGGGATCACCAGATCCCAGGATCGGAGTCCCAGGCTCATGGTAGGCAGCCGTCATACGGCCGGTGAAGATGAACTGCATTGACTTGCCGTTCTTGAGGGTGCGGTTCATAACCGTTCCCTTAGCAATACAAGAAGACTCGTATGCTTTGAAGAGCTCTCCAGAGAAGAGCTTCAGATATGTAGCGTACTTGGTATCATAAGCTGTACCAAGTGCCAGTGGGGTACTACCCGTATTATTGATAGTACCTACACTGGTAATAACAGAGTTTGCCATTGAAATGTAGAGAGTAGTTTGATTTGTTTACTACCCTATTGCGCAATAGGATTTTATTCAGTTTTATATCGTCGTTGCAGTCTCTCCTGCATGTCTCCGGCAGACGATCAAGTTCGTAAACGAGTCGAAAGCCACAAGAGAACGGGAGGGCTTGCACCTCCCAGTCTAACTCACGACCAGACGGTCGTGCTTAGAGTTCCCTCCGCGCAGGTATCACTGATAGGCGATACTTCTGCGAGGGTTGTACCAGGGTATAATCCCTGTAATCCTTTGTCCGCTTCAGCGGCTGTAACATACAACGTAACTCTAGCGAGATACGCTGTTGCTGCTGGGTCGAATCCCATTACTTACTCCTAATGAATAATGATTTAACGAGGTTGTTTAGTTTGTTTTGGGATGGACGTTTCTTAGGCTTGGTGCCAGTGAGTTCTTGCATAGCTTTATCACGAGCTCTGCGTGCTCCCTGTACCTCAAGCGCGATGTTCCGTTTCTTCGGCACTTCAATACTCTGAACGTTCAAGTTTAGCGAATATGTCCGCACGATAAGCGGGGTCGCTATCATACCGTGGGTCATTCATCGCAGCAACAACTTCAGCTTGAGAGCGGAAGACATCACCGGGTCCGCTACTCGCCCGTGTCCGACCCGACACGCGGTTACCTTCTACACCATCTGCATCGGCGTAGCGTAGGGCTGTAGCTTGAATCGCATAGTACGCAGCGAGAGGATCACCTCGGGACATGACTGAGTTGAATAGCTCAACCTCTTCCCGTGGTAAGTTCTCTGATGCCCAGGTTACCATCTGAGTATAATTCTCATCACCGCCAACCATGCCCTTGAGAGTCGAGACATCTTCTTCGGTGAACTGCTTTGGAGCCGAATCCGAATTACCTTCATACTCTTCTCTGAGTTGGGCATACTTAACAGCTAGCTCTGACGGGTCAACATTAGCGAGACGCTCTAGTAGCTCATCGCTATAGTCGTCTGCATCTCCATTGAACTCATCCCAGAAGTCAGTTAGAACTGCTTCCAGATCTTCATACTCACCTTCTTCGGAATCAGTGTCGTCAGACTCAACGTCTTCTTCATCTTGACTCTCAGCCTCAGGCCGAGCTTCCTCTGAAAGCTTATCCACAGCAGCCTCGCTTTGTGCTGCAGCAAGTCGTTCGCCGATTGCAAGAGATTCTTGTTCATCTTCACTCAGGGCTAGTTCTTCAGCGGGTGCTTCTTGGGTGTTAATAGTGGTCATTCGTAGGTTTTAACAGTAAGGTTTCCAAGGCCGACGCGGGTCACAAGTTGTGCTGGTCGTCCTACTGATTTAGATGCTCGATCACCTACTCGGCGTTGCTGAGCATACTTGTTGTTGCCTGTTTCATCGAAGCTGGTAGGAACCATAGCCTCTTCATCTGTAATCTCAGGCCGCTCTACTACCTCCTTCGGCTTGCGTGGTGCACGCT